CTGAGGCAACTACTGCTCTTAAATAAGACTTAAGTGCAGCCTTATGCTTGCTTTTTAGTTTCATCTGTTCCCCCTAGTAGTGGTATGTCAAAAAACTTGTTATCTTGATTTGGTTTAAAACTAATATGTATATGTTTTTTATGAGGGTTCAATCCTTTGTAAGCAACCCAACGCCAAAAGGATTTTGCACTACAAATCTTGCCCATAAAAATTACATATAAAATGCGTCTGTCACCCTGTTTTGCTGCAAGTCGTATTTGATCTGCCAAATAGATTGCAATTCCCTGTTCTTCAGATAAGCCAGCGTCAATGTCCAACGCGCAAACTTCTCCGTGTTCATTGGGATTGTGTTGACTAACTCTTTTTGAGTGACGCAAATCACCAATCCACCCATCCATGCGCTTAGAACGATTTGTGAAGGAATCATCTACTTGTTCGCGAAATTGAATTGCAGCCTTTGATAACCAAGGTTTCATTTATTAACTATAAACCTAAAGCCCTTAAATCATCTGTAGTTAAACCAAGTGCGGCTAACTTACTTTCGGCTGTTGCTTTGGCTTGCGCCTTTGCTTTGGCTTTGGCTTCTTCTTGATTTTGCAATTCAATATCTGCTTGCCAAATAACATATTCAGCATTAGTCATTTCTCTATCAATAACTTGGTTAGTTTCTGTATTATGTATTCTTATCATAGGTTTACTCATTATTTAACTCCGTATAATAGAACTGTGCCACCAGTAAAAGATGTTGGCGAAGTAATTGTAAAAGATGAAATGGCTGAATTATCAAACCAAACTCCCCCATGAGTTCCAGCCCAATAAGTGCTAGGGTCAACTAAATAACCAACACTTCCATAACAAGATTTTACTGATGATGTACTTGCATATTCAATCCAATTTAATATAAATATGTTATCAGTTGCCCCCGATTTAATATTTGTATGAGTTTTAAATCTTGTTTGATCAAGGATACCGCCTTGAGTTGTACAGACAACAAACTGAGTATTACTAGTGCTACCATTTGGATTTACAAAAAGGGGATTATTTGTTCCATTATTAACATTTTTAATAACCATCTGTAAATTGTTGTAAGTCTGATCTACTGATGAAATTGTTGTGGTAGTTCCTGATAGCGTTGTAGTAGATAATAAAGTCATACCACCGCCAGCAGCAGCCGCACCTGAAGCACCTTTAACAAATACTGCGGCGGATGCGCTAGTAAAATCTAAAAATCCGCTTTCATATTGCGCTAATGCTAAAGATGCGGATGAGTTGACTGTTGCAGAACCTGCGGTGATTGTGCAAACTCCAGCACCTAAATTAGTTATATGGACTGTGTCACCTGCTGCAAACAAAGATGTGTTTACAGTTATTGTTGTTGCACCCGCGTTACTCATAGAAATAGCAGTACCAGCGTCAGCAGCAACCAATGTGTAACTTGCAGTTTTAGCAGACGCTGCACCGCCTAGCATTGCTGTTTGCTGCAATGAAGTCATTTGAGCAGCCGTTAAAACCTGCCCTGTAGTAAAAGTCTGTTTAGCCATTATTTGATCTCCCTAGTCTCTAATTATATCTTAATAAGCCAATACGTCATCATTTAACAGCCCGTAAGTAGCAGAATCCAAAAGGAATCCGTCAGTTATAGGTTCAAGCGTAACAAACGAACCCGTCCATGAATTTGGGGTGATTTGCCAATTAACACCCTGAATTTGTAGGTTTTTTGTAATGACTGACCCGTCAGGCTGAATATTGGAAATGTTAACATTGTCAAAATAATCTAAGCCCAATATTGTTGCATTTGGAACGTTAGGGTCATAAAGGTCAATTGTCATTTGGTCAATTCGTATTGTTGTTGTTGACCTTGTTGCCACGTAAATTGATGCTAGGTTTGCGGCTTCAGCGTCTGTATCAATAACTAAATCACTAAAAGAAATTGCGTGGGGAAAATATTGTGCGACAGAATCTGTATCTATGGTTGTTTGAGTTACGCCGCCCACCCTTGTTGCTGAACATTGATTAACAATCAATTTGTCATCAAAAGCAAAAACTAAATTCTTGTATGGTATATCACCTGTTTGATTAAATTGTGTTGGTGTTTCACCCGCAGAATTAATTGTAGTAGTTCTATTAAGAAAAACAACATTGCCGTCAGGACTAACATAGAAAGCGCCTTGCTCACTTGTCTCAACATTTTTTAATGCTGCTAATGAAGTTCTATTTGTTGCAGGGTCAGCCTGAGTTAGAGAGTTTCCCGTTTCTATATTTCTCATTGTCACAGGAAAATCTACTGTATCTAAAATCTTTTGGATTCTTGTTCCAGTATCTTGATTAGCCGCTTGACCAGTAATTGTGTTGACTGTAGCCATTGCAAATAATCTAAAGGCGTCAGTTGCATTAATATCTACATAAGAAATATTTTCCGCAGGGTCGTAACTGTAAATGTAATCTGTTGTATAACCACTAAACAAATAATATAATGTTCCTGAAAGGTTTGCTGAAATTCTAAGTTTTCTTAAAGGCGTTAAATAACCGTAAAGATCAGAACTAGTATTTTGTGGATTAAATCGCCCAGTTTGATCGTAAATCCTAACGGTGCAAGTTCCAGCCTCGTACGTGTCTCGATTAATATTTCTTCCGCGTGTAATGCTAATGTTTCGGGTTACTGAAGTTAAATCTATAATTAAAGCCGCTTCATTAGGATCACTTAAAATGTTAATTCCTAATAATCCGTTAGCAGGGTCATTTAATGTAAATGGTTCACCAAAAGTAGCACCTGAACTAAAGTTTAGTGATATATCTAATGTTGCTAATGTCATTATCTAAATGGGTTAATTGTTGAAAACGAACCGGATGCTGAGTCTTTAATAATGCCATTACGCAATTCATTTAATAATCCTTGAGTTGCGCCATTAACATTGATTACTGTTACAGGTGCTGTATCCATGCCGCCGTAACGCCCACCGCTTTCCCGACGTCTTTCTTCAGCAATCTGTGATTCACTCATACCTAAATAACCTGTAGTATTAACTAAGGTTTTTGCTAAATCTGTATAGTATGTTGGAGTTCCTGTCATAGGTTGACCTAATGGCTTTGTAGGCATTGCAGATAGCAGTCTCATCATTAAAAGAATCTGTTGAATTAACAAATCAATATCTTTAGACCAGCCTTCAAAGGGGTAAAGTCCTTTTGGTAATTTGTTAATTGCTTCAGCCAAGTTAGTTGTTGCCAATTGCGATTTAACTAATTCTGTTGCCAATTTTTGCGCTTCAGTTGCATTACCTTGAAGCAATGCCATTTGTAAAGATAAACGAAGTTTCTCTTGATCTGTAACCTTATTTTGTAAGGCTGCATAAATTTGTATTTGGTCTAAATCAAAAACACTTGAAAGTTTTTCAAGTTTCTTGCGGTCAGCCTCAAGTTTCTTTTGTTCTGCAAGTAAAGCCTTTTCTTTTGCAATTGCGGCTAATCTTGACGCTGCTAACTTTTTTGCGTCCTCCTGTAATTTTAATTGTTCTTTAAAAGCCTTTACGTCCATAGTCCTTGAGACAGGGTTAAACGGTACTTTCAAATTTGCTTTAGATTCAAATAAAGGAGAACTTGGAGATAGTGTTGGGTTTTTCAATCCTGTTTTAGTAATTTGAATAAACTCACCAAAATTTTTAATTAAACCGGATATTTTTGAAGCAATTACGTCAATGCTACTACCGTATTTTTCAGGGTTACCAAAAGCCGCATCTAATGCCCCGACTAATTCCTTACCAATCATTTCCTTAGCATCTTCAGTTTTGGCTTTCAAAATGTCCATTTTGCCAGCAAAAGATTCTGCTGCTATTTTGGCTTGACCTTGAAACCTATTGCTTAAATATTTTGTGATTTTGTCTAAATCCATTGTCTTAAGTTCGGCTTGACTTAAACCAATTTGAAGTTTACCAATTGCAGTATTTTGTCCCAGCGCGGCTTTTGCTAACGCATCTGTAACCGATTGTAAATCAGCGCCTGTTCCTGCTGAAGTGTCTAGCGCTACTGACAACAATTCTTGAGCCTTTTTCGCATCTAGTGTTGCATTAACTAAAGTGGTAAACGCCGGACGAAGTTGGTCGTCTAATACTCCGGTAGTATTTTGTAGGTTCTGAATAAATCCTGCTGTACTTAATACAGAAAAACTTTGACCTAAATTCTCTAATGTTTTGGCTAATTGGTTTGCTGATTTTGCGTCATCTGCAAAAGCCTTAACAGAACTTTTACCAAATTTTAAGGTTTGATAAGCGCCAAAAGCAATGCCAAGGGCTTTAGCAGACTTGGTTAATACGTTTAAAGATTTAGCAGCAGCCTTCGCACCTTTGTCTTTATAGGTACTAACAATAGGAATTTCAATGCCGGTTGCACTCATGCTGCTAGTCCTATTCTACGCTTTAGACTTGAATTAAATTTTAAAATTGCTGTGTCAATTGCTTTAAAGGTTGCCTTTGTAACTCTGCCTTCATCTCTTTTAAATGCTGCAAACAATAGGCGACCTGAGTTTTTACGTCCTCTGCCAATGCTTTCAAGTCTTGCTTCATTATTAATTGCTTCAACAAACTGATAACCTGCAAAAGGATTGTTA